TGGGGCGCGTTATGCTTTTAATCGCACCATCAAGGAATTGAAACGGTAAATTTACGATCCGCTTCGCTACATGCGCTGTCTTTTAATCGCACCATCAAGGAATTGAAACATTGAATTTGATTATGCATTGAATGATGATACGAACACTTTTAATCGCACCATCAAGGAATTGAAACTCGTAGTAATGCACGATGTCGCCCTTCTTTACCGAAGGCTCTGCGAAGGCCGTAAATGTGCCTTCCATTTGGTCAACCTTGAAGGTTTTCAGCATGTCCTGGGCATACTTCTTGAGGTCATCCAAATTCTTTGCCCCCGGTACCAGAAATGTTCTTATGCCTGCATCGGTAGCATCCTGGGGTTCTTTCCATTCCAGCTTGGTGTTGTCCTGCAATATCACCTTGCACACTATCTGCACCTTCACATCCTCGGCCAGGGTGTATTTCAAATTATCTTTAACTACATTCCTGCCCCACTTAAACTTATGGGTTTCTATGGCCCCGTCCTGCATCAGCAGGGTGTGTGCCAGCGTGGCATAAAAGGTATCACCGCGAAAAAAGAAGCGCACAGGGTAGTTTTTCATAAAGTAATCCAGTACGCCGGCCACGGTGTTTTCGCCGTTTATGCGTACCTCGCCAAAATTTACATCCGCACTCACCACCTTGTAGCTGCTTAGAAATTCGCTTACAAAATCGGCCATGGCCAGGCTTTCGTAATCCTTGTTAGCAATAGGCATCTGCTTTAGCTTCCAGGCTTCATTCTCGCACACTATGGTAACGGGTGTGCCTGTTTTTACGGCAGTTAAATAGCCTTTAAACACCGTTTCAATAGCATCGCCATAGCCGAGCTTTACCTCGATGGCATCGCCGCGCTTTATTATCTCGGTAAGGTCGGTAACGTTCTCATCCTTCCATTTACGCTTGCGACCCAGCGTGATGGTGCAGGTATCGGTGAGGCTAAACAAACTCGACACAACTTTACACGAGTTTGCCTGGCTAAAGCTAATTACCTTGCCCTGTGCTGTGCTAATACGTATGTCGGCTACCGGTCGTTTCATTTTTTTACTTAATTTTGCTGTTGTTGAGCAAGTCAAAAAACATGAAATTCATATTTGTCATATTAATCATTGCCGCTGCCTGCTTTATCCAGTCCGACAGCCCCGTTACAGCCGACTGTAAGTGCAATACAATTCCATTGTACGGTAAAGTGCAGGTGGTCGATAGGTTTGCCGACTTCGAGGTTGAGATTGTCGACAGGTTTGAAGACCTGCGTGTGGACACGGTTGACCGTTTCCCCGACCGCTGCGGAGAATGGCAAATGGTTGACCGCTTCCCCGACTTCACCGTGAAGTTTGTTGACAGGTTTCCTGATTTCAAAATCCGGTATGTTGATAGCTTTCCCGGCATCGATTAGTCCTCCTCTATTTTAAATAAATCCACATCATCATCGCTTAATAGCTTAAATGTAAATGGCTGTACGTTTACATACTTTGTGTCCTGTTTAATAGTAAAACTGTCAAGCACAACCTTCGACACATCAAAAAAATTAAGGTAGGCCGATGATACCTCAATAATATCTTCGGCCTGAAAAAGGCTGATAAGCGTGCGCAACTGATCAACCGGATAGGCTGTTGGCTTGCCCAAGTAGGTGTTGATAAGCTGCCCGTTGATAGTGATGCTGTAGTCTTCTGCTTTTATAAACTCCTTTACCGTTCCACGCCGCCCTGCCAGTGCGGTGCTTACGATGGTGTTTTTGCGGCTGATGTCAATAGTAGCTCCCGACAAGGTAGCGGTTATCTGCCCTAGTTTAAAGCTGATGGTATTGCGGTCGTCCTGTACATAAGGCGTTTTGGCAGGCACTACCTGCAGCATTTCCTCTAAGCTCAATACCTCGGGTGGCAGGTACATACCGGCAACATACTTAGCCGACCGCAGCCCCTGAACCACATTTGCCGACACCCAGCCTGCAGCACCCCGCAGGGCGTTGTAGGCCACCTCGCGGGCATCCAGATTGTGCGGTATATGAAATGTTAGTATTGCCATTACACAGCGTAGTTTACGTCGTTCAATACAAGCTGCAAAGCCCTGGTGAGCTTTTGCATAAAGTCGTCGCCATCTTCCACACCCTCGCCGGGTCGGAAGATGTTGTTGTTTTCACCGATCAGGCTCTCCAGGTTGATGGTAATGTTCTTGACCTGGCGGCCTCCGCCAGTGATGGTGTTGGTGGCTTGCTCAAGTCCGTCTAACGTTGGTGTGCCTGTAGGATTTTGATCTGGTTCAACTGTTTGCTTTCTATACTTAAAGTTGCCCGCAATAAAGCCCGACATCCTATCCCAGTCTTCGGGCTTTAGGCTACCAAATTCTTTGATGGCACTCTCGCGGAGGCTTGTAAACTCCTTAGCCAGCTCATCCTTACCAAAGAGCTTATCGAAGGTGCTCTTATCCTTGGTATCGATGCCTTTGGCAGCGGTGAGCGTAACGTTCCACTCCTGCTCCTTTTGTTTGCGATCCGTAGCTGAAACAAAGGCCTGCTGGATGTTGATTTCGCTCGAAACTTTGTTTATTTTTTTCTCCAGGTTGTTCTGTGCCTCGTAAAATCCTCCACTGTCCTTTACCTGACTTCTAACGCCTTGATATTCTCTATACTTCACCAGCCAGTCTAATATTTCTGAATCTTGCGTTTCAAGGTATTTTATTTCCTTGCTTACTGCTGTCATCTCCAGATAGTCGTTAAACGACATACCTTGTCCACCTGCCTTAGACCTGGCATTTTCATAATTTTCTTTACCAAAAAATGATTCTAAATCCTTATAACTTCCAAAGGATTGTTTCAAAAGCATCAACCTGTCCCTTTCAGCCTTCTTTTCTTCCAGTTCCTGCTGCCCCTCATCTTTTATGCTCTTTATGGACGCCAACCTTATCTTTTCTTCATAAGCACCGTTCACCTCTTCTAGCTTGGTAAGCAGCTCATCATTTTTTACCGTCTCCAGGTCGATATTGCCCAAAAACTCCGGGTACTCCTGCTGTAGTTGCCTAAGCATGTTCATCCTTTGCTCCTCACCAATATTGGCACTTGTAATTACACCTACAAGTGCGTTTAGCTCGGCCTTTTCGCGGGCTATTTTCTCGCTCACCGGCACTTCCACCATTTTAGTCATGCTCTCTACCAGGTTGGTGCTACTCGTCAAAAAGCTGTCGTAAGCGGGTTTCAGCCGGTCGCCAACAGCAACCTTTAGCATATCCACGCTGTCGGCCAGGTTCGACATGCGCCCCTGGGTGGTTTTGGCCTGCTGCTCCATCATGCCGAAAAAGCCCTTTTTGCCCAGGATTTTGGGCAAAGCCTTTATCATCTCTTCGGTTGAGGCCGCCAGCTCATTATTTGCTTTAAGGCCCTTCCCGGTAGCCTCTGCCCAATCATCGGTCGAGATTAGCAGGTCTCGAAACATATTCACCCCTTCGCCCTTCTGGCCGGTGGCCAGCTTTGCGTAAGCACCCATAACCTGTTCGATAGGCTTGCCACTGGCTGCGGCAAGGTCGCCAAGCATGGTCAGGTTTTCGCGGCTGTAGCGGCCAATAGCCTGCAGTTGGTTGCCGCCCTCTACTACCTGTCGCAGCTCAAAAGGGGTTGACTTGGCAATATCAGCATATTCGGTCATGCGCTCACGGGCGGCACCCGCAGAGCCCAGCATGGTCTTTAAGGTTACGCCATAGCTTTCAAACTGTGCCGAGGCTTTAACGGCCTCCATGCCAGCCTTAGCTATCTGTCTTCCAATCATCAATATAGCCCCACCAGTAACCATTCCTTTGCTTATCCCGAGCTTGCTAAACAGGCCTTCGGTTTTGCTTTTGCATGATGCTGTGGATTTTTCGAGGCGGTCAATCTTCGATTTGGTAGCATCAATCAGCTTGTTGTATTTACGGATGTGGTCGGTGCGAAAGGAGGATTCCTGCAGGCTTTTGTACCTGGATAAATCGCCGCGTAGCTTTGCCAGGCTTTTGGGGATGTCGCGCAGGGGGTCTTTTACCCGCTTACGGTCTATCTTGTCGAGCGTAGTGCTGATATTGCGCAAAGGCACACCGGCCTTATCCACAATCTCAAATACATATCTTACAGAAGTATCGCTCATTTTATTATTTTTGCACTATGAAAGTCTTAACAATCACTTACTGGATTATCGCCCTTGTTGTATCGCTTTTTTTTGGCAGCTTCGATGGCACGGCCTTTTACATTGTCATGTTTGGCTTTGTAATTACCTGGCTTGGCGCAATGGCCGTTTATTACATCCTCAAACAGCTTTAATCCTCCGGTTCAAACCGGCTTCTCCTTGCCCGCACATACAGCACATCGTTAAAGGCTTCTGCCAGTTGCTGCATGCTCATCCGCTGCAGGGTTTCGGGGGTGTATTTCAAATAATATCTTACATAAGCCCGCAATACACGATATTTGTAAGACACGGCCTTAACGATGTCGTGGCGTTTCCGCTATGGTAGAGCCAAGTTGAGAAAGTAAGAGCTTGTAACTTTCTACTGATTTTCCTGCGCTACCCCCAAATAATTTAGCATTTTCACGAGCATACCCCCCTATTTTTTTAAGATTATCGCCTGTAACTCCTGCAATAGCAGAAAGTTCGGTAAGTTGTGAATCGTATTCTATTCCTGGCTGAATAGCTTGGTCGATAGCTGCAGAAATGCGACCAAAAGCATCGCTGATCTGATTGAGCGCAAACAAACTCT